AACTCCCGTACCACGGAAGGCAAGGTATACGAAGCCCTGACCACCTCCCTGTCCTGGAGTGTTCGAAACACCACCCCATGCATTCATCTTTGGGAAACCGTTGGTCTGGTAGTTCGCACGAACCGATGGAGTCATAAGAGACTCATATGTTGACCAGATTGCCTTCGTTGTGAAAGCGAGGTCTGGACTATCAACACCGATGGTTACTGCATCATCTGCTGTTGCAAGCTTTGCAAGTGTAAGTGCACCGGTGCTTGCTAGGTAGTAACCACTCCACGCTGTGTACGTTGAACGACTGAGGTCGCCGTAAGTTGCAAACAATGTAGAGTCAGCTGCTGCGTTTGAGAGAGAATCCCAATCGTTACCTGTGCCGTTACCTGTATAAAGGTTCTGACCCATAACATTCAAGAGGGACTGAGCCTGCGAATCAAACTCAGTATCAAGAAGCTTTACAATCTGCTCATCTCCCATGTTTGCAGTCGTTTCTGCAATTGCTACAACGACTGGCTTGTTGGTTGCCTTCAAGTTGAAGTTGGCCTGCACACGAACATTCTGACGGTCAGTATCAAGACGGTCTGCAATTCCCATGTTTCCACCGTTTGTGGTGTCCTGGTACTTGATTGCGAACTTGTAACTGGTACCTGAATCCCAGGCCTGGATTTTGTCCTGGCGCTGGAGGAAGGTCATGAGACCCGGGGTACCTGTGGTAACCTGGTCGTAAACCTTCTTCAAGATTTTCTCTCGGGTAGTCGTTGTGACTGCTGCGTTAAATATCATGATTGTAATCTGTCAAGTCCTGTAATGGACCCGGAAGGTAACTACCCCTGTGACTTCAGCGCGCGAAGATAATCCACTGACGAAGCGAAAGCGTCTGGGTTTAGCGCATTTCCTGCAGCTGCTCCTGGTCGTGTCGACACTGGGTCAACACGTCCCATCCCATTGTCCTTCGTATGCGTCATAGCTGCTTTAACAGCCGCGTCCGTGTCTCTCATGCTTGCGTGGGCGAGTCTGAGGTCTGTGAACTGGTACTTCATTGCGTGCTGGAGTAAACGTCCTTCGTTGACAGTTGGGTCTGTAGTTCTCACTTCCGTGAGCTGTGCTACAGCATTATCTTCAAGCGCCTGACGTGCGTCGTGCTCTGCCTGCTGTCTGCTTTGCATTCCTTGTAGAATACGCTGCTCAATCTGGCTTGCAAGTTCGCCGTACGTTGGCGGGATATAATCCGGGTCGTTTAGTTGGTCAGTTTGAACCTGCTCCGGGCTTTGCTGCTGCTGTCCTTGACGGAAGATTGCAAGGTCCTGGGACCTGCGGGTGAACTCCGGCATGAAGTTCTCCTTCCATTCTTGGCTAAGCGTTGCAGCATCCACTTTGCGGCCGTCTGGAAGCTCAAAGAGTTCCGCGTCGACATTAGGGGTGGTTCCCTCTGGAGTTTCTTCTACAGGCGCTTCCTCTCCTGTCTCCGCTGACGCTGCTACATCATCTCCTTGCGATTCAAGTTGCATGGTTTCGCTTGGCGTGGCATCGAGTGTGTCTTCTGGGTCCATATCAGTTCTTGACTGCCGTACTTTTGCTTGGCCCTAAGGCTGCATCAGTGTGCTTGGTCATACTTAAGCTAATAGTAGTTTATCGTCTTTACGGACGACCGGAAACATCCGGCATGTGCGTAACTATTTATCCTTTCCTTCTTCCCACGCTTTTTTTGCTACAGTGCGGGTTCCTTTGAAAGGGTTGATTGCGTCATGACTCCTTATTCTACCAGTCTTCAAGTCACTTTGTCCCTTGTCAATGTTCTTTCGAATCTGTCCGCCTACTGCCTGCAAAGAACCTTCGGCCCTTTTCTTTTGCTTTGGAATAAAACCAATCATGTCGTTCATCCTGTCAGTAAGCTTGTTCATTTTTTGTTTGATTTAGATTCGTGCTCGCGACCCTCTGCCATTCTTATATCTTCTCTGGCTGCAGTGTTCTCCTCCTTACGTACCTCTGACTGCTGCTCTGCCATCATAATCTCAGGGTCAAGCATGATACCAGCGGCTTCAGCCATTTGAATCTTTCCATCCATAGGCAGGTCTTTGTAGCTGATACTTTCTGATGGTGGCTTTTCTTCAGGCGGCGCTGGTGGTGCAATCTCAGCAATCTCTTCTGGTGAAAGTCCAACAGCATAGGAAGGGTTCATACCCCAAATGACACTGTTCTTTGCTATTTCAACGGGGTCGTCATACTGAGCAATCTTCAAGTAGTCAACCGGAGAAATGATACCAGCAGAAACATCGTTTTGAGCCTGCTCAAAGCGGAACTCATCATCTACTGGTAGAGTCTTTCCTGGAATAACCTCGACCTCCTGGCCATCTTCAAAGTCGTCTTGAATAATCTCCATGTCCTGATACTCACCATCATCGTCCTGCCACGAAGACTTACGGTACTCAGTGTAACGGCTCTTAGATAGCTGCATGGCCCATCCATAGCACTCGCCATACATGTAGTCTACAACTTGCACAAGTTCGTTAAGGCGAAGATACGACTGTTGAATAAGTGCAAGGCGACCCGCTTTTGTTTCCTGTCCTTCTCTTTCTCCGCGGAAAGCAGAGGATGCAGCCATAATATTGTCAATCTCCTGTCGAGAGTCAACCATGTCTTGGAACACCATCTCAGGCAGTGCTGCTCCTGTTTCACGTGTTACTCCCTCCTTTACGTTTTTGCCCCATATCATTCCCTTAGTCTGGAAGCGAATACGTTGAGCGTCTGACTTGCCCATGGTTCCTGAATCCACCTTAAGAATACCGTTAGCCATTTCACAGTTCTCATCAATGTCCATTTTGCGCTTATCAATACCACGCTGAAGTGGAGCGGCTAGCTCAATCATGTCCGTGCGACCTATAGGAGTGTTTTCGTTATTGAATACAGTACCAAATATGTACGCCTTACGTGGGCTTTCAAAATAATTGAAGTAGTACGGACTGTATACAGCTGTTGCCTGCATAGGTGCTGCTTGCACTTCACTTGTAGCACCAACGCTGCTCGGCTCAAGCTCTCCTTCTAATGCTTCCTGTTCCATATCAACAGAAACGCTTTCACCTTTCTGCAATGGAGCTATTGCTCCGGCTTCAGCAGATTGGTTAGCTATTTCATACTCAGCACGGCGCTGTTCCTGTTGAAGTTTAATCGGAGTAAGGAATTGACGACGCTCTTCACCTTCCATTTCTTTAAGTGATTCACGCTCTTCATCTGTAAGCAGGATACCCTTCCAGTCCCAGTACGGGTTTTTGATAACACCGAGAATAATGTTGTCGAGCTTGAAAACAACATAATCCATAATCCATGCTTCCTTGTACTTAACATCAGGATTACGGACATACAGCTCCTGCTCTCCTTCTTCGGTTTCTGGGAAACCAAACTTTTTCATAAGCACTCCCTTCTTTTCAGGGAAGCGTTGTATGACTGCACAAAGATTATCTTCAATCTCTTCAATACAAAACTCAGAGTCCTGCTCTTTCGTAGAATACTTTCCAAACCTAACGTTGCGCGAGTCTATCGTGCGAAAATCAAAGTCGTCTATAACAGGATTCCAAAAAGCCTTAAGAACAATGATACGAGCAAAGTACAAGTTGCGTAGGCCCTTACGCATTGTTTCTTTAAGGTTACGGTCGACCAGCTTTTTCTTCATAAACTTTTGAAGATTGGAAGCAAAGTCTTTCACGTCTTCCCCCCTGCGACCGGGTAAAATGTTTATACCGGGAGGGTTTGCAATAAGTGAGTTGATAACCGCTTCCATGTTCACAAAGATACGGTTTGCCATCACTACAAAGTTTTGGCGCGTGTAGGGAACAGAACTAATCCAATCACCCTTGTTTTCGTAAACACGCGTATTGTTGCTGTAGACAGTCTTTACTGTTTCCCAAAGCTCATCCGAAGATGCCCACCGGTTTTCAACCAGCTTGCATTGTGCGTCTGCACTCATTTTTGATACATCGAGATTTGCCATTGTGTATTGTGGTATAGAAAAAAGCGAAGACACCCTTAGGGCATCTCCGCCGTATATCCGGTCAGGAGCTAATGCAGCTATTATGAATTATAGTGTAGTTTACGTACAGCCTTGACCTGTGCGTAAGTTATTACTCCTTGTCGACCCGTACAACATGCTCTACAGACACCACTAGTAATTTAGAGTTAGCAAAGCTGAGCTTTACGTTTCCCCACTCCACGCCGAATGCTCCAGCCTTCTGCATTTCTTCAAACACCTTAAAGTGCTCTTGAAACACAAGGAACTGACTTGCGTCGTCGTTAGCCATGTAGATTGGAATACTATCCGCCATATCTTCCGTCAGAGTATCCCTCTGAATTAGACGACCTGAATAATTCGCTTGGGTCATATACGTTGTCTGCGTCAATAGCATGGGTCGGCTCACCACCTCCTCCTGTGCCGAAGAACATGCCGTCTCCACCGCCAGTCATGGCAATGTCTGCGTACAATGATGCAAAGACATAGTGGTCCACTCCGGTCGTAGAGGCCCATATGTACCGCTCGATACCTTTGTTGTTGGTTACCTTTTCACGGCGCAGTGTCTCGAAGTGCTTTATGTAGTCTCCAAAATTCTTGTCTGCTGGTGCTGCGATGAGCCACTTAGCTTCTAGCATGTCTGTAAGCATCCGGTCGATAGCACGGTCACGGTGGGAGTACACAATACCGTCACGGTCACCTTCACCCCTCCAGATAATTGTTTGTGGATTGTCAGCATTCTCTTTAAAGAACGACATCTCCATAAACGGATACGTGTCTACGTAGTGCTTTGCTGCTGTGTTATCCGGCATCGCGTCAATGACACCTGCCTGTGGTTTCCACGTACGGATAATGTTGTCAAGCTCCTCCCACTTTGTGAAGCGACCTATCTTGATGATGCCCCCGTGCGTGCGTACAACGTAGTGTTTTATATTTCCCACGTCTACACCAAGGAACCTTGGTCCTTGGTCGACGTCAGAGAACCTCGGTGTCCATATATCGAGGAGTGCAGCTTTTGTAATCTGCAAGTCTCCTGGCGTATACGGCATACCAAGAACAAAGTTGTTGAAGTATCCAGGGTCTCCTTCTGAGTCTTCAATGATTTCTTCAATGGCTATGTCCGGGCACATAAGGTGAGAGATACGGTACCCGTGGATACGCGACCCGGGGTTCTGTGCTTGATACACGCCACGCCTTCTTGTATCATCACTCAGTTTACCTTCGCACGTTCTGCACTTGTAAAACTTACCTTCAATGTTTACAGAGTCCGGCCACACAAGGTCTTGCTCTGCCTTACAATGCTCACACGTAATAGTCCACAGTCGCTGGTCAGACTTCTGCCAAGCAAGGTCAAGCTCATCACGCTCTGGTCCCGGGTTACTGAAGAGCCATCTGCCTTTATACGGTGAAGCCTTCGTACGAGACTTGTACACCTCAATAGCAGGTTGATTCGAACGAGACACCTCGTCATGCACTAGCACATCAGCAGACGTCGAAATAGGAGCCGTTGCGGACACTGTACCCTTGAAGAACACAAACCTATCATTCAACTCCTTACGGTCTATATTGTCTGTCGCCATTCCACGAAACTCAGACGGATTACTTTGCAGTATCTTATTGAACTTCGAAGCAACAAACTCATTCACATCGGAGTCGGTCGGCATTGTGTAGATAACATTGAAGCGTAGATGCTTTACAGCAAACAATGTTTTAAGCGAGAACGTTACAGACTTACCTACCTGAGCACACGCCATCACAACCTGCAGCGGGTGAAAGTCAGTAAGTATGTCCAGTAGAAACGGGCGGTTGCGCCAATCAAACGGCTCACCTTTTTCGGACACAATACCCTCCTCAGTCAACCATTGAAGAATAGAAAAGTATTGCTTCTCTTTAATTGTTTTATGCTGTCTTGTCATTGATTCCTGTAGTCTCTCTTGCTACAGTGATAGCAGTCTCGAAGTTAATGAGGTGCTTCGTTATAGCAACAGCTGACTCTAGTGCTGTGCGCACAACCTTATGAGGGTCTACAATACCAGCTTTCATCATGTGTACCGTCTCACCCAGTACGAAGTCAATCCCGTACCCTTTTCCCTCTGCAAAAACCGCATTCTTACACTTCTCCATACCAGCGTTCTCACACATCTGATTGAACGGCGCAAGCATTGCTACGCTGAACATAGAATCAGAGTGTTGGTTTCCTGCTTCCATCAAGGCAACACCACCTCCAGGAAGAACACCCTCCTGCATTGCGGCCTGTGTTGAAGAGACAGCATTATCGAACTTGTACTTCTTTGCGTTGTACTCTGTGTCAGTGTAGACGCCAACACGTATAACACCAATGCCCCCTGTAAGAGCTGCGAGCCGGTCCTTAAGCTCACCCTTCTGGAAGTCCGAAGTGGTCTCTTCTATTTTCGACTGCAGTTCCTTTATGCGTACCGACGGAGTGCCCTTTCCTCCGATAACTGTTGTACGGTCTCTTGTCACTACTATTTTCTCAGCTCGACCGCAGATTTCCTTACGCATGTCTTCTAGTCTCATACCCTTTTCTTCTGACACAACAGTAGCTCCAGTGAGTGCTGCAAGGTCAAACAGAAAGTCACGAGCAGGCGAAGCGTTGTACGGATTCATTACACATGCAATGGAAGCTATACCGTCCATAGCATTCTTTGCAAGCGAAGCAAGAGCCATACCTGCTACGTCTGTCGCTACGAGCAAGATATGAGTCCCGACACCGATATCACTGAGCAAGGGTATAATCTGCTCATTCAGGGACACTGTGCGGTCAACCAGGATGATATACGGGTCTATGAGGACTGTCTGTGTGTTCTCTGGGTCATTGATAAAGTACGGAGAAATAAGACCCTTTTCAAACCGCATGCCCTTCACTGTTTCTAGGTAGTATCCAAGCTTCGCACCCTTCTCAACGGTGATAGCTCCTGTGCTACCAACCGTACGAACAGCCTGAGCCACTAGTGTTGCTACATCAGCATCAAGAGACGACACCTCAGCAATGCGCTCTATGTCTTTGTCTTCCACCGGCACGGACATAGCATTAAGATACGCAAGAGCCTCTACTAGTCCAGCGTCGAGTCGCTCACGCACCTCGCGTATCTTATGACTGTCTGAGCCAACCTCTTCAAACGCTGCTGCTGCGAGGGCTTGTGTCAACACGGTCGTAGTAGCAGTACCATCACCACCCTCAGCTGAGCTGCGCATGCCACCCTTCTTCAAAAGCTGAAGACCCATGTTCTCGTACGGGTCAGCGAACTCTAGGTTGCGAAGAATAGTAATGCCGTCATCCGCTGTAACAGGGTCAAGGCCAGGCCACTCGATAAGTGCAGTCATACCTACAGCTCCGAGTGTGGGTGCAACAGCATCAGCAGCACGGTCTACACCTGCCTTCACACGCAACCTTGCCTCTCTTCCTTTAAGGATTTCTTTTGCCATTATATAACTGCAATTATGTCGCTTACCGCAACGCTTTTCATGTCTTCCTCTCCTACTGTGATGGTGTGTGTGTCAGGTGAAAACTTCGCAAAGATAACGATTGAGCCAACCCCAACATTGAAAGCAGTGTCCTCTCCTACCATGTACACGACACCACGAGAAACAAAGTCATCTATCGCCTTAACTGATTCGAACCCTCCCTTGTCCTCTACTGCCTCTCTCTTTACTAGTACCCTGTTTCCAAGTAATCTCATTGTGTGTGTTGATTCTTTCTCCTATAAAGCATGTCGTAGCCTGACTCGAACGGCTGAAGAATATCTGCTGCGTAGTGACCACGCTCTGCTGCTATCTTTCTACTGAGTTGCCAGTAGGGGTCTTTCAACTTGTCTAGCACAAGCCTCATGCACCTATGACCAGCCTGACACTTCGTTCTGTAGAACGAGACAACCTCTTCCGAGTTACCCCAGTCGCGCTCGTCTTCCCTGATTGTCTCTGCCATGAAGTCTATCTTGCATGTCCTACACCAGAATGCTATTGTGTCTTTCAATGCTACGGTCCTGAGTTCAGAGCTTCGTTCATTACGCAGCACGTCATGAGTACGGTGCATTTCACGGTCAGCCACGCGCTTGTCCTGAGTCTCTATCAGCTCACGAATATGGTAGTGGTCTTCCACGAGTGGTCTCGGTGTATGTTCGTACTTCATTAATCTTGTAGCATGCCGCACTTCTCACACGAGTCATAGCCGCTAAACAAAAAGTAAACAACCTTTCTATTGCAGCAACGGCTACTTCTAAAGGCAGCGGCCGTCATACGTACAAACAAGTACGCAAGGAACAAAGCAATCGATGCAATGAACCAGTCCACGGTTATACTTCTTTAGTTCCCTCTACCTCACGCTTCACACGGTCGGCTGTACGCTCTTCTAAGGCTGTCCTAGCATCAGTAAGCGACTGCATTGCACGCAGGTTGTAAGGGCTCGTTACTTGATTCTCGAGGAACTGCAAGCGGTCCATCAATGCCTCAATCACTGCTTCGATAGTAGTGCCCTCCCTCACTGTCTCTAGTGTCTTGTCTTTCTCTGATTTTGGTGAACGCTTTACGAAAGACAGCTCTTGCTCTCCCTCTCCGTGATTCGATAGCATGTATACATGTCCGCGGTTGTTATCATCCATAATTAGTTTTCATTTTTTGTAAAGTGCCAGTACCTACAGTACGGACATTGATAAACACGTAACCCCTTTTTTCTTTTACTCACGCTTCTCCTCACACGCTTCGCCTCTTCCTCAGATAGGTATGCTTGCTTCGGCCCTTTTATGCAGTACCTAGTCACATCTTTCGAATACGGTCCAGCCACTCAGCTACCCCTGAATCCTCATCCTCCTGACGCTTGTGGTCTTCTATGCTACCTTCTGAAAAGAACTCCCCTACCACTTCCTCCTCATCTGAGTCAGGAATAGTATTCAGCAAAGCTTTAGGCATGTCAAGGAGTGCCTGAAGCTCGTCAGGGTCCTTTCTACTCAGTGCTAGTATCCTTTTCATTCTCTTCATCATCGAATGTTCCAGTTAGTCTTGCTCTGATACGCGCTTCAATCTCAGCCACCTCGTTCCTTGTCTTTTCTGAGAATATGAAGTTATACGTCGCACCTTGATTAGGGTCTTTCGCTGCTTCAGGTTGTTTAAACCCTGTACGGTCAAGAATGTCTTTAGCTGCGACGAGTGATACCATCTCTGATTTTGCATCCCGTGCATGCTTCATAACAATCTCAGCTGCTTCACCGGCTACTCCTTCCAGATAGGAACGCACGTCAGTTTTTGCCAAGACTTGCGACGCTATGGATGAAGCGGACTCTCTATTAGAGGGACTATACGTTTGAATTGCTGCATCCATCGGTGTTATACCAGCAGCAACTAAATCAGCAAGCTTCTTCTCTTTCTGCGTTAATCCTTTACCGGGACCACTTCTCTTTCTTCTCACAGAGTATCCTTTCTGTACACCTATTGCTTTCTTTGCCTGTGCTCTAGGCTGGGACTGTTTCGTCGCCATTGTTTTCATTTCCTTCTACCTGCTTAAAATCATTCTCAACTGCTTCTACTTGCTCATTTTCCTTTGGAACAAGTTCAACCTTCTTAAAGAACTGTACTTCTGCGCCTACAGTTCCATCTGGTCCAATAATTGCACGAGCAGAAAGCTCTATTTGGTGATGAGTCTTAAAGTTTTCAAATGCCCCTAAAACACTCTTTCCTTCTTCTACCGTTAAAGGCATTAGCATGTGGTTGTCTGCCATCGTATATCCGTTATTTGGCTTGTAATGTGTGCATTATACACTGAGTAGTGTTGGTAACTTTGTTAGTATGTGCATAACTTGCTGGGGAGGTAGGAATCGAACCCACATTACTTGCGTCAAAAACAAGAGTCCTGCCATTAAACGACTCCCCAAGTGCGCCTTCTGTTTCGCGATGATACCAGCCTTATCTGTACTATGCAGGAACCAGTATGTCGTCTTCTTTAGCGCGCACATATTGTACACTATACTTAGTTATCATATGCAAATGGTATACAGTAGCCGCAGCTGTTACATCTTGATACACCTCCCTTTCCTTGGACCATCTTTCTGTTCTCTGCCTTATGGTAGCAGTAGGATATGTTGAACCTGTCCTTGCTTTTGTAAAGCTTTTCCCCTGGGGTTTTATTCCATTCCTTAGCCATGGCGTTATAGTTCGCCTCAGCCTTTTTATACCATTGTTTCTCTTGTACTCTTACCATGTAATGCGAGCCCGAATTGCACGAGCGTCTTCTGATTATGAGTCAGGCGAGGTACTGCTCCTCCACCGCATTATTGAACGCACGTGGGGAGATACAAAAAGGCAAGAAACCTATTTGTCCTCCTTAGCTTTCGCTTGGAATGTCCTATATGGCTCTGCAGAACCAAGTAGGAAAGCAATACGGCAGTCGCGGCTTAGGTTCTTACTTCTAAATCACGCTGCGGCATTCTTTGTTGTCATCCCCCCATGTGCGTTCGAGCGATGGTGGGGGACCATGCTTCCAAGTAGTAATTGGAAAGCCCCCATTGGACATCAGACCGAAATCATGTAGCCCCCATCATCGCTCGACTTTGTTTATTATACTATGCCTCCACCGTGTTTAAAGTAGTTACGAACAGTTTATTATTATAACACATTTTTAGACAAATTGTGGCTGCCAACACCCCCTATGTACAATACCAGGCTAACATGATAGCATAAGTAAGTAAGGCGATTAGACCTCACACCAATCACACTCACCATGAACATGTCCTACTGCCGATTCGAGAATACTCTAAGTGACCTGAGAGACTGTGCCCGTTACATACGCACCCCGATAAGCCAAGAAGAGGCAGTGGCACGACGCAAGCTTATCGAGGAATG